AGTCCAAGTATCAAAGGTTCTGTCTCCAGCAACTTTGAAAATTCTACCTCTAAAAGGAACGTCAATCGATGCTACGTTTGACGCAGGCAGTTGTGCTGCCTTACATAGAATAGAGAAATTATCTGAACTATACCCGTTGTCACCAGATCCAGGGAAAGACGTTAAGTCTACCTGGAATAGATTAGGGCGGGCACCGCCCCCAATCAGAGTTGATTTGATTTTTTCGATAGAGTGTGGCATTTTTTAATCCTCCTTTTGTTATTTAGATAATGCTATCAAACTCTGCCAACCACTTCTTCAAAACTAACACCAGTACGGGTAGCAACGAAGGTAAGTGTTACATAGTTAATTGACTTAGCAGGCTTCAGGAAGATGTCTGCTCTAAACTCATTATTATCGATGACATCGGGAGTGTTATTTGTGCTATCACAAACAACCATAAATCCAAAAAGTCCTCTCTTTGCTTGAATGTCACGAAGATAAGGTTCTACGATGTTTTTAAAGTTTGCTCTAGTTAACTCATCGTTCAGTTCGAAGAGTTGAGCTTGTGCTGCTTTTTCTAGTGCTTGTTCTACTGTAAGGAACAAACGACGAACATTGATTCTGTCGAACGCAGAAGCATATCCGAGTGCAGTCTTATCACCAAAGAGAAGTGTTCCAACACCAGGTGTAGTAACGAAAGAGTTAACTCTTGCGGGATACAAACGATCTCTTTGTGCTTTATTGGGGTTATATGCCAGTTTAACTGCATTATTAATAACACCACGTTGCTGACCGGCAGGTGAGAACCAAGGATAAGCAACAATTGAGGTGCGAGTCATGAGACCAGCAATATCAGCATTTGTTGGGATGTAACGGAACTCGTTGTTAAATCTATCATATTGATACTTATATCCACTATCAAATGTCGCGTAAGACGAAGAAGAAAGTGAACTGAAATATTTGATTAGATTTTCTGTCTGAGTGTTGGTATTAGTAATATTAACTAAGTTTCCTCTATGAGGACCAACTGTTGCCATACAATCTTTTCTGTCTTCAGCAACAGAAATCAGATAGTTTGCTTTTGCTTGTGATTCTGCTTCAGTTGCACAACCTGGACCCATGATCAGATAATCAACTTCAATTTCATCTCTATTACTAAAGAGTCCATATGAAGTGATGAGTTTTGAAAGTTCTGCTTTCATTCCACCAGTTGCGGAATAGTCAACACCACCACCAAAGGTATATGTAACATTTCCAATTCCAGCAAATGTTACATCTTGGGCATCTTGTCCCCAGAGTCCTTCGGAAGTTGTGATTTGTGTGGAATCGGCAGAGAATCCAGTTGCTCTAGGAGTTGTTCCAAAGAAAGCATCCGTTTGGCTAGAAGGATTTAATCCAGCATAGATGTTAGCAGAGAAATCTGCAAGATAATCTTTATAGAAGATTCTCTGAGGAGCATTTACATTAGAAACTGCATCTCCTGCTTTGGACAGGTTGACATGCTTCTCAATAATATTACCTTTAACACCAGTAATAGATCCTTGATCATCAACAACGACAACATGAATTCCGTCGTTCTTACCGTTTCTATCTGTTGTATATACATTAGAAACAGGTCTTGGAGCAATAGACCTCCAGAAAGTAGTTGCGTTAGTCAGACCCAGAGTTTGCTGCTCATACCAGTCAACCGCAGTTGTTGGGGTATAAGTTGCAGGTAAACTTCCTGTGCTATTGATACCAGAGTTATTGACAAAGTGAAGAACTTTGGATGTTCCAAATGCCCTTGTTTCAGAAGCTTCTTGATAAGTAACTGCAGTTTCTGTTGAACCACCTCCAACTGTTTCTACTCTAGAAACAATTTTAACATCAATTGTGCTTGCATTGCCTGTAGTGTCCGTATTTAGACCAACAATTATACCCTTCAAGAATCCAGTGAATCCAGAAGTACTTCCGGTTCCAGGAATTACTGCATTATCTAATGATGCTGTTACACCAAATCCGATAGTTGCTCCAGCAATACCAAGACCAGTTGTTGCAACACCAACTCTTTGGTCAGCAAAGTCATCAATTGTACAAATTTTCAGTCCATTGCCCCAAGTTCCAGGGTTTTTTGCAGCATAAGTAAAATTGGTTGCTCCAGTATAGAACCCAATGTAATCATCGTAGTTCTTTATTTTAAGACTGGTGGTTGATGCAATACCAACACCTGCATTAGCATTATTGAGAGTATCACCGTCTGTTCTTACTACTTTAAGGACTCCTCCATATGAAAGATATGAAGATGCACTCATCCAGTATTCATACTGTGAGTCGGTTGACAGAGGCTTACCAAAAGTATTGATAAGATTTTGCTCTGTAGGAATATCGATTGGTTCGTCGATTGGTCCAATTTTGAAAGGTCCAGCAATTGCACCAATGTTGTCTAAGACATTATCAGCTCTTCCTACTGTTAGGTCAACCTCCCTGGTTAATACTCCAGGAGATAATTGAGGAGTCGCCATGTTTTGATTCTCCGTGATCTCAGTTTAAAAATATTTATTAAAAAGATACTTTTCATCGGGGAAACACGACGCAAACTACCAGTCTGGATATTCCCAGTCCTTAATTTTAGGTTTTTTTGTTTCTAATATCCTTTTTATCGTGCATTCCTTACATTCATATGAATATGATGATGCCACTGGTCCTCTATCTTTTCTAGTTCTATAAAAACTTTCTACAAGATTTTTTAGTTCACCACAGGATCTACATTTTCTATCTTGTAGTAAAAGGTGACCAAGTTTTATTTGACCATCTAAATCCATTAACGATAGTCCCACATATAAGACATGTCGCCATATTCGCCAACCGAAGCATTAGACCAACGATCACCTTGAGCATCAACAAAACTATCTTCATCTAATCCATCATTTAAAAATCCAAATGGTGCCATGTCTTGTTCAATTTGATTTTTTTGCTCTTCATATAACCTTTTCCTAACATCTTGATCAGTTAGTTCTTTAAAGTAGTCCATCTGGACCAACCAAGCATAAATGACAAGGCACATAGCAAGGTCATCATTACAACCTTCTTCTGCTTCAAAAGAATTGTGCTTTGAGATAAAGGTTGTTAATTCAGAAATAATTTCATAATCGTTGAAGATAAGTTTATCCTCTTCAATAAGAGTCTTGAGATTAAGTGATCCGACTTTTTTTACAGTCTTGGACATCTTGACACCCAATTGGGTTTTCTTACCTGAAAATCCCTGACCAACAATCTGCCCTGCTCTACCTCTCATGGAGCACATAAGAAGGTTTTGATATTCTAAATCATATTGGAGAATACTTGCAACTTGATCTCCAATATCATTTACCTCACATAATATGAACGCACTATTATAATTTTTTGCTATTTCATAAATGACATTTGGAAATAGCATTGGTTTTATATCATTATTTCTGTACTTAGAAACAATTTTATGAGGAAACTCAGTGATATCAACAACTACAAAGGCAGAATAATCTTCTCCAACTCCTCTTGCAACATCAACTGTCATTACATAATCATGATTCTCTTCTGGTGGTTGATATACATCTAATCCAGCATTTGTTTGAATAGGATTATTATAGACAAAGGTTCTTAATTTACTTGGAGCAATCAATGTATTAACAGATCCTAAAAACTCACATTCAAACTCAACTTTAAATTGTGCTTCTGAAGTGTTTGCTATAGTAGTTGATTTCCATTTTTCATCTCTGCCAGGAACTTCTGACCAATGCACATCTGTTGGGATATACTCATTGCTTCCATTTTCCGCATCATGCCACATACGGTAGAAGTGATTCATACCATGTGGGGTAGATACAATAATTACTTTGGTGTTTTTACCAGAAGTAATAGTAGGATAAACAGATGCAAAGAACGAATCTGCAACATGGTTTGGAACGAATGCGAATTCGTCGAGGAATAGGATATTGAACGACATGCCTCGGACAGCACTTGCAGACGTAGAAGCTGCCAATATCTTACTGCCATTCTCTAACTCTAAAGATCCTTTGTTCCATGCAATAATACCCTGCTGCATCCATTTGGGCAAGTTCTCATATGCAGTTTGTAATCTCCCTAAAAGTTCTCTAGCAGTCGCTGCTTTGTTAGCAAGGATGCCAATATTAACAGAGTCATTGAATACCGCATAATGAAGAAGATAAGAAACAACTGTAGTACTTTTGCCAGTTTGACGGGGCATTTTACAGATGTTAAATCTATT